ATATCTTATACACTCGATGCTGTGACTGCCGGGTGCATAGGTGTACGCCGTGGTGTTTCAGATGTTCATGAATACCGGATCAAGCGATCGGATATTTTAGCATTGTTCCTACGGCGTGGTGAATATGAGGTATTGTGTTTGGATAGGAGAAAGGCTCGATTTGTCAATTTCGTCCCTATCAAAAATATGGAGGAATATGTAAATGACTGTCGGTGAATTAATCAAAATTCTGCAGGAATATGATCGTCATCTCCCTGTTCAGCATTTCAGTGACGAGGAAGGCAATAGAATTTCAAACGCCACAGTGTATGGTCTGAATGAGGAAAAAGACGGGGATATTGTGGCAGTCGGTATATTCCCAGGTGAAGGTATCAGAGAATGAAAAATACTATCCGGCAGTTATCATTACCCGGATATGATACAGGTGACTATATAGCCGAGAGCATAGCCTTCCTGCGGGAGAACGAGCCGCCGGAAGGCTTTTATGTGGGGTTCAGCGGCGGTAAAGACTCTATCGTGTCTCTTGAGTTATGCCGCATAGCAGGGGTCAAATATCAGGCGTTTTACTCGTGCACCCGCATCGATCCGCCGGAAGTAGTACGCTTCATCCGTGTGCATTACCCTGACGTAACGTGGCTTTACTCAAAAATGACATTTTGGGACGGGATTAGGAAGAAGTGTCCTCCGTTGCGCATGACACGCTGGTGCTGTGACATGCTGAAAAAAGAACCGGCACACTCTCATCCGCTTAAATGCCGCATTATGGGCCTGCGTGCCGAAGAATCGGTACGCAGGGCATCACATCCTAGAATTTCAACGTTCATGGGGCAGACGACATATAAGCCGATTTTTGCATGGCCCGAGTGGGCCGTATGGGAGTTCATCGAGAGCCAGAAGTTGCCATATCCTTCACTGTATGACGAGGGATTCCACAGAATTGGCTGTGTAGTATGCCCCTTTATTCTTGGCAAAGCTCCGGGGGCTACACGAAAGCGTGAAGAATCAATGCGGCGTTGGCCGGGAATTTGGAAGGTCTTTGAACGAACCGTGAAAACGTGGTGGATGCGCAAAAAGGAGGAGGGGAATCTACGTAATGACAATAAATACAAAACCTCATCTGAGTACTGGCAAGCATACCTGAGAGGTTTTGAATGAACTTAACGCCAAGCGAAAGGTGGCTCACTTTGATGTGGGTCGCCTTTTTTCTGACCATCTATTTGGAGAGGTACATATGCTGAAAGACACATTCCGCGCCCAGACCGAGGAAATCGTCGTCGATATGTTCGCGGGCGCGGGCGGCGCGTCCTGCGGGCTTGAACTGGCGGGCATCCATGTCCATGCCGCCATCAACCATGATCCGGTGGCCGTCAGCCTTCATGCCCGGAACCATCCTGAAACCGAACACCATGTGCAGGACGTGTATACCCTCTCGCCGCAGTGGGTGACGCGCGGCCGGCGCGTCGGTCTCCTCTGGATGTCGCCGGACTGCACGCATCACTCCAAGGGCGGCGCGCCGACGCGCAACGTCCGGCGGCGCGAGCTGGCGATGGTGTTGGTTGATCGTTGGATTCCCGAACTGGGAGACAGGGCGCCGCGCGTCGTTCTCCTCGAAAACGTGGAGGAGTTCGCGGAATGGGGTCCTCTCGACAACAGAGGCCGCATCATTGAGGCTGCAAAGGGGGAGAGGTTCCGCACGTTCGTCAGAAAGCTCCGGGCCTGCGGCTACCGCGTCGACTGGCGGGAACTCCGGGCCTGCGATTACGGCGCGCCGACCATCCGCAAGCGCCTCTTCATGATCGCCCGGCGGGATAACCGGCCCATCGTCTGGCCCGAGCCGACGCATGGGGCGCCGGACTCGCCGGAAGTTCTCGCCGGGAAACGGAAGCCGTGGAAAACGGCAGCCGAGTGCATCGACTGGTCCCTGCCGTGCCCTTCAATTTTCGCCTCGTCCGAGGAAGTCATGGCGCGGTATGGCATCCGGGCGGTGCGGCCTTTGGCGGAAAACACGCTCAAGCGCATAGCGAAAGGCGTTGTCCGCTATGTTCTGAACAGTCCGACACCGTTCATCGTGAGCTACTACGGGCCTCAGAGTGGCGAGCAAGGATTCAGAGGATGCGGCATTGAGTCACCGCTTCCCACACAGACCTGCGAAAACAGATTTGCTCTGGTGCGGCCGTTCGTCGTGACGAATACCAGCGGTCATGCCCCTACTGACATTGCCGAACCGCTGGCAACGCAAATGACGGGCAACCACCACGCTCTGGTGCGGCCGTTCCTTGCCAAGCACTTCGGCGGTGTCGTCGGCCAGCCCGTGGACGTGCCCGCCGGGACTGTGACCACCATCGATCACCATTCCCTGTGCGCCGCGTACATGGTCAAGATGCGCGGATCTAACGTGGGCGACGCCGCGGACTCCCCCCTGCATACCGTTTCAGCCGAGGGGACGCACCATGCGCTGTGCGCCGCACACCTCCAGCGGGACTTCGGCAACAGCATCGGGGCACCCTGCGGAGAACCCGTGCCCACGGTCATGCCGGGAGGCGGAGGAAAGACGGCCCTCGTTTCCGCATTCCTTGCCAAATACTACGGGCAGGGCTTCGGATGCGCCGCGGACTCCCCCCTGCATACCGTCACGACGAAAGATCGCTTCGGGCTCGTCACGGTCAGCATTGAGGGAACACCCTACGTCCTCGCCGATATCGGAATGCGGATGCTCACGCCCCGCGAGCTTGCCCGGGCGCAGGGCTTCCCCGACTGGTACGTGCTGGAGCGCACGGCGGACGGAGCGCCGATCACCAAGACGGCGCAGGTGCACGGCATCGGCAACAGCGTCTGCCCGCCCATCGCGGCGACACTGGCGTCGGCGAACTATTCCCCGCAGGAGTATCCTGTTCCTGAATTTGATATGCCGCTGCTGGCCCTCGCGTAGACATAATCTAGAGTTGCAAAATGGACAACGAACAGCTTGACGAAATTATGAAGTGCTCGAAAGCGGCCATTGCACGGGCGTATATGTGCAGATCCTATTATGAATACATGAAAGAGTGCCCGGCTGTGTCACCGATCAGATGTCCTCTCAATCAATCCTGTGGAAAAGTAACCCCACAGGATTGGGATAAGGTGTTGAATGAGCAATAACATGGGGTTCATTTTCTGCGTTATTGCAAATCTATCGGCATTGGCAACAATAGCGTGGCTAGGTTTTCTCCTTACCCGTGGTGCAAGTCTGTGGCTTATTGTTGTTATGCTCCTTCTCAGTGTTCATTTTGTTATTCCTGCAAGCGATATTTTCACTTGCCCGAAATGCGGGCACATCGAAAAGGTTAAAGTATTTAAAACGTATACAAAGACTATAAGTCAGGGAGATGATGGGTGATGACCGCACAGGAATGGCTTGACGAACTGGAACGGCTTAGGAAGGCGGCGACGCCGGGGCCGTGGAGTAAAAGCGAACAGGGCACGAATGAAACATATCATCATCGTATCGAACGGTACTATGGTGGCAAAGAAGTTCCTGAGCATATTGCCTATGTCTTCTTGCCAAATGTTTTTGGTAAATTACATGACGCCGCCTACATCGTCGCCGCGTGCAACGCCGTGCCGCGGATGGTGGAGATGCTCAGAATTGCCGTGAGTCTTATTGAAGCTCAGAATGCACAGAGAGCACGCAAAGGAGAGAAAATGCCTGAGGGCGACGTGATGCAGTTGATTTTTACCCTGACGGAGCCAAAAGAATGATCACCACCGAAGAACTCGCCCGCATCCGTTCCGCGGCCATTGGCGACATGCTCGGAGATCCCGGGGCGCTCGACGAGATGGGGTCAGCGGCTACCATTTTCAGGCTGTGCCGGGAACTGGAACTAGCACGTAAACACGCCGTCACCATGTCAGAAGTAGCAGCCGCAGCATGGGAAGGGGAAATCCCGTCGCCGTTGCCCGGTCATACTCACATGACCGAAGAAGAATTTACCGAAAGATATAACTGCCCTTGGTGTGGCGGTTCTGGTCACATCGACGATTGCGATGAAGCAGACAAACAGGTCAAGGCTCAACTGGAACGGATGGATCGGGAGGCGGATTGGCTGGCGACAAAGCTCAATGAGATAGCCAGCCCATGCAGAACCCTACATCCTTGTGAAGGAAGTCCATCTTGCAACTATCCCGACGGAGAACCACGTTGTTGGCGCGACGTGGCACACAAAGCTGTGGAGGAAGGGAGATGAATGAGTACGCGCTGAATAGACTTGATGCGGAACTTGAGCAGCGGCAATGGGAAATCGGGGCAATCGTCGAACATCTGAGAGAAATGAAGGAACGATGCGGAAAGCATCGACGGTATCAAGACTTGCTCAAATGCGCTATCAACGATCTTCTCTATGTTGATGATTCACTTATGACAATCAGAAATATACTGGAGGAATCATGCCCGAAGTGACGTTGCTACCGTGCCCGGCGTGTGGGGCTTCCGATGTGGTCATGAGAGTAGATACGAGAGCCTACGTATTCTGTACTGCGTGCGGGATGTGTGGCCCTTGCGCTCCAAAGGTTAACGCGGAATATGCGATCAGGCAATGGAACGAATTGCCCCGCCAGTCCATTCCAAGGCCTTTCGAGGAATGGCATGAAGACTATGGAGACGTCCTGTGGTGGAGATTCCCACTGGAAGGACCGCCCTATATCGGTTCACCCCTCGACGAAGATTGGGTCGATGACGGATACTTCACTCACTGGACGCCCCTTCCCACACCTCTAGAGCCGAAATAGGAGTTCTCTATGGATGAATCACTGCCATGTCCGGTGTGTAGCGGAAGAGCATGGGTGCACTATGACCCCACAACAATTCGAATTTATTGTCCGTGTTGTGATATACTCGGGCCCAAAAAAGATACTATCGAGGAGGCGAGTGCCGCATGGAACGCCCTGCACCGTGCGCTGACATGGACGCGCGATCCACAATTGGGAGCATGGAATTGGTGGAGGGATGAATATAGCTGCATCCCTCGCTACGTCTACCAAGATGGAACCGTTGCCATCACTATGCTGATTGCCCGTGTACCGTATCAAGATCTCGGCGGACAATGGGCTGGCCCCATCCCCGAACCGAAAGAACAAGGAAGACATGATGAATAGCTGGACGTTGTGGAGCGAGCAGCAGCCTACGGACGCCAGTCTAGTATATCGTTGGCGTATTCCCGCACAGGAAATTCTGGGACTGGTTATGCAGCCGGAATGGTCGGATAAAATCTTTTCCCCCCTATGCCAACCTGATATTTATTGTCCGAGTTGTGCGAAATGGGACGGGTGGAAATGGCATATACCCAAAGGATTAGAATGGCGTGTTGCGTTGCCAGATGAGCCCGAAGGTGAAAAGGGAGTCGTATGGGGCGACCTTGGCTTGCTTCCATGCCCCTTCACCGGGAAACTTCCGACTGTAATCTACCATGGTCGATATATCGGGGCTCCACCATACCATGCAGAATGGCTGGGCATAGCATCGCATATTGTCAGATCTATCGGATGGCATAGCGCCAAAGATATGCGCGACGCATGGAATATGAGGTATATACCCGAACCCCGAGAACCGAAGTAGCCCCGAAAGGGGCTTTTCTTTTTCTGGAGGAGAACATGCCTGAGAAGATTTCCCGTTTCGCCATCCTCGTCCGAGATATGAGGAAGTCCCAGAAGCGATACTTTGAGACGTGGAACAAATCGGATCTCGCGCCAAGGAGCTTGAAAAGAAAGTCGATTGCGAGTTTGCTAT